CGTCGATTTGTTTTGTAGCAACCAGTTCGTATAAATCCACTTCTAAACTTGTATTTTGTTGACTTTCACCAATAACAGAACTATTATTGGTCATAGTGATGTCAAGTACACCACTAAATATCTGAATCTTCGAGGTTCGATTAGCTATAGTAGCATCATTCTGGAATATTGTCGCGAGGTCGTTAAATCCACATGCACTAGTCGTTGGTCCTCCGCCATCTTTTCCAAAGAGACAGAAAGACAACACACTTTGAGTGTCGCCAACATAACTTCGAGAGAGCATATCATTTCGCAAAATTGTGCGGGTTCCAACAGATTTCAAATTAGCAGCAATAACCTTCTTAGTAAATCTTTTCCATGCACGACGTTTGCGTCGAGGCATTCGCTTCTTGCGATAGATTAATTTACGATCATACTGAGAGGTCACTCCTTTCCCAGAGCTAGTTCCTCTATTATAGGTCAAGCTTAAGGTAGGATTGAATAATCCAGACCGAGTGTTATAAGCAGATCCAGAATAAGAGCTAGGAGTATGGCTAAGCATAGACCAAGCTCTACGACGAAAGCTAGGTCGAAATAAGGTAGAGCCAGCGGATGATTGGGACCAACGTCTTTTCATAACAAAGAGTGGTCGGCTAATTTTCGGCGATCAAGATCATTAAGGGGTCAGGGGTACCGGAATTTAACCGGGTACGGGGTAACGGGGGAGCCAATCAGAGAATTTACAGCAAAACCCGTCCGGTTTTCACAACTACAGTCAATATATAGACTTTGAGCCAGTGGGACGCCGTTCTGTAAGTAATACTACGGCGTCTCAGTTATTTTTTATGTCTTCTCAGGCCAGATACTGGATTCTTACTATTCCCCATGCCTATTTCTTACCTTACCAACCTCCTGGAGTCACTTGGATCAGAGGACAGCTTGAATGCGGCAACAACACCAACTACAAGCATTGGCAGCTCGCAGTTACCTTCGCTAAGAAGACCAGACTTCGTGGAGTCAAGTCAGTTTTCGGAAACACCTGCCACGCCGAGCCCAGTCGGTCTGACGCAGCGGAGAAGTATGTCTTTAAGGACGATACGTCTGTACCCAACACTCGATTCGAGTTGGGAGAGAAGCCCATCCAACGCAATAACTCTAAGGATTGGGAACGCATTCGGGAATTGGCTCGTTCAGGACAATTGGAGAGTATTCCGGGTGATATCTACATTCGAAATTACAGCAACCTCAAGCGGATCGCTGTGGACAACTCTACGCCTGTTGAGCAAGAACGAGAAGTTTTCGTTTTCTGGGGCAAATCTGGTACAGGCAAGTCACGAAGGGCTTGGGCAGAAGCAGGTATGGACGCTTACCCTAAGGACCCAAACACCAAGTTTTGGGATGGATACAGAGGCCATAAAAACGTTGTCGTGGACGAGTTCCGTGGAAGGATTGATGTCTCGCACCTCCTCCGATGGTTGGATCGTTATCCAGTTCTCGTTGAAGTTAAAGGAAGCGCAACTGTCTTAGCAGCAGAGCGAATTTGGATCACTAGCAACTTGGATCCTCGTATGTGGTATCCTGACTTGGATCAAGATACCAAGGACGCTTTGCTTCGTCGATTGAACATAACCCATTTTCCGGGAGAATTAATAAATCAGGAATAAACCGGTCGCTCCGCTCCACCCTCGTCCTTCGGACGCACACTAAACCCTAATAATCCTAAACCCTAAAAACCCTAGGTTTTATTTCCCTAACCCTAAGGGTTGTAATTGTCAGCATCATTGTTCTTGTCGAAAATCTTGTAGCCATATTTTCGTGTTACACCAACTTGAAATAACTTCTGTACATTGTCAGCGTCTTGAGTAGGGACTCCTTTCAAAATTATCATAAAGATACGAGTCTTATAAGGCAGAGCAAAATCTTGATTAGCATCATCGATAGAGTCATTTCGTAAACGGAAGTTCTTAGAGTCGCGATATTGATATGTCGCAACTTGTCCAGCACCAAGGAAGTACTTGGTTTTCTTAAGTATTTTAATTCCACGTCCAGTGAAATCAGTAAGTTCAAAAGGAGTAGCACCACGGTCGTTAATACTGATACCAGCAACACTAGTATTAATTTGATCAGTATTCGTATCGGCAGATAAATAGATATCTGATAAATAAGCAGCGTCGATTTGTTTTGTAGCAACCAGTTCGTATAAATCCACTTCTAAACTTGTATTTTGTTGACTTTCACCAATAACAGAACTATTATTGGTCATAGTGATGTCAAGTACACCACTAAATAT